GACGTTCGTGCTCAGGCCAGCACCGAACGTGGAGATTGAGTTCATGTTTCGCCCACTGGATACCGAGGCCGACATCGCACGACTGCTATCGCTGGAGGTCAGTGGCATCTGGTTCAACGAGGCGCGGGAGATCAACGAGAAGGTGTTCATCGCGGCGGTAGGCCGGATCGGACGTTACCCCTCGAAACTGATGCTGCCTGACACGCTGGATCAGGACGGAAACATCCTCCGTGAAGGTGGCTGTGACAGGCCGGTCGTGTTCCTGGATACAAACCCACCCGAGGAAGACAGCTGGTTATACAAGCTGATTGAGGAGAACACGCCAGAGAACATGTCGGTGTTCATCCAGCCCCCTGCGTTGATCCCAGGTACGTACGACGTTAACCCGGACGCGGAGAACCTGGAGAACCTGCCGAAGGACTACTACGAGACCCAGGTAAAGTCGGCGGTCAACAACGAGGAGTACATCAACGTCTATCTGAGGAACATGTATGGTCGAACGAACGCTGGAAAGCCCGTATTCCCTATGTTCAATCCAGGACTCCACATTGCTCGGGGACCACTCATGCCCAATCCACTTCTGCCCCTTGCCATTGGGTTTGACCCTGGACTCAACAGTGGCCTCACGTTCGGACAGTACACCCTCAACGGACAGCTGCTCGCCTACGACTGCCTAAGCACCCAGGACATGGGCACCGAGCGACTGATCGACCTAAAGATCAAGCCCCTGCTGGCGCAGAAGTACAAGGGCTACGAGGTGTTCTTCACCCCAGACCCAGCAGCAAACAACCGCTCATCGAACGACGAGAAGACTGCAGTGGACTGGCTGCGCAAGGCCGGGTTCAAGGTCAAGTTCGTGGACATGAACAACACGCTGCAGCCTAGACTGGAGGCAGTGGAACACTTCCTGACACGCCTGACGGACAACGGCCCGGCTGTGCTGCTGGACCCCGTGGGATGCAAGCCTCTGATCAAAGCGCTCAGCGGCGGGTACAGGTACGCTAAAACGAAAGCACCCGATCAGGACCGCGCAGAGCCGGAGAAGAACATCTGGTCCCACCCAGCAGATAGCTTCCAGTACCTGTGCAGATACTTCCAACACACCGCAGCGCGATCGGCGCGTTACAATACCCAGAAGCGGTTCGTACCGCCCACATTCCAGAATACGTACGCGATGCGGTAAGATGCCCCCGCCCAAAGGACAGAAATGATCCCACCGAACACCCAAGCCCCCGCTACAGTCGTACCGCCGCCTCCAAACAGACAAGCTCTCGATGCCCTGGGCGGGCGGCTGATGTCGCGCTTCACGCAGTACGAGACTGAGCGGCGTCTGGCTGAACTGAAGTGGATGCGCAACCTGCGCCAGTTTCTGGGTGAGTACGACCCGGACATCAAGGTCAAGCTCGACCCGAACCGATCGCAAGCATACCCCCGCTTGACGCGGGTGAAGTGCGTCAGCACTGTATCCCGGCTGATGAACCTGATGTTCCCCAGCAGCGAGAAGAACTGGTCCATCGAGCCGTCACCTGTACCCAACTTGCCGATCGAGATCATGCAGTCCCTGCTGGCTCAGGTGCAGCAGCAGATTATGCAGGCGCAGCAGCAGGGTCAGCCGGTAGACGTAGCACAAATGGTTGAGCTGGCAGTGCAGGCTGAGGCGAAGGTTCGCGCAGAAGCGATGAGCCAGGAGATTGATGACCAGCTGGATGAGCTGGGCGGGACGAAAAATCAAGATTACGTGACGCTGTGCCGTAAGGTGGTGGCGTCAGGCGTGCTGTACGGCGCAGGCGTTCTTACCGGGCCGTTCGTGAGAGAGCAGCAGCAGCGGTCATGGCAGATGAACCCAATGACAGGGCAGCTTGAGCCGAGCGTGGCGTCCGTCATGCGCCCGCAGTTCGAGTTCGTGCCGATCTGGGACTACTACCCTGACATGAGCGCGAAGACCTGGGACCAGATGGACGGGCAGTTCCAACGCTACGTCATGAGCCGTCATCAAGTGCGCAAGCTGGCTGATCGAGAAGACTTCTTCGGTAGTGTGATCAAGGAGTATCTGGCCCAGCATCAGCAGGGGAACTACAAGCGCCGTACCTACGAGACTGAGCTGAAGTCTTTAGGTGTGCATACTGCTGTGGGAGACAACCAGGGGCGCAAATACGAGCTGATCAAGTGGGAAGGCTTCGTGTACGCACCTGAGCTGTCGAACATCGGCATCGAAGTGCCGCCTGAGATGATGGCCGAGGATGTGCCTGCAGTCGTGTGGGTGCTGGATGGCACCGTGATCAAGGGTGACTTGAATCCGTGGTTCCGGCTTTCCGAGGGTGGCTTCGTCAACACGTACCACCAGTTTGTATTCGAAGAAGATGACACTGCGCTGATCGGTAATGGCCTGCCCAACGTGATGCGTGACAGCCAGATGGGTGTCGCAGCTACCGCGCGGATGGCGATGGACAACGCCTCAGTGGTGTGTGGTCCGCAGCTAGAGCTGAATACGGACCTGATGCGTCTGGACCAAGACCTGAAGAGCATCGGTCCGTACAAAATCTGGTACAGGGAAGGCACGGGTGCGGACGCGAGCTTACCTGCAATACGCGAGATCAAGATCGACTCACACTTGCAGGAACTGATCTCGATGATGAACGTGTTCAAGGAGTTCGCAGACACGGAGACGTTCGTGAACCCGGCGAACAGCGGCGACATGAGCAGGGGACCGAGCGAGCCGTACCGGACAGCAACAGGCGCGAGCATGTTGAAGGGCGATGCAGCCTTGCCGTTCAAAGATGTGGTGCGCAATTTTGACGCGTTCACGCAATCTGTGATGACATCCCTGCTGGCGTTCAACCAATACCTGAGTACAAAGGACAGCATAAAAGGCGACTACCAAGCGGTGGCGCGCGGTGCCATGAGTCTCGTAGCGAAAGAGATCAGAGGTAGCCAGCTGGATCAGTATGTGATGTCATTACAACCAGAAGAACGTGCGTTCGTGAACTGGTACGAGATGGCGTTGGAACGCGGTGCAGCGCGTGACATGCCGTTGAGCAAGGTGTTCGTGGCGCAGATTGAGGCTGACCAGATCAAGGCAGGACAAGCGGCACAGCAGCAGAAAGAATCGCAGGATCAGGAAGAACTGATGAAAGCATCGGTACGGAAGATTCTTGCAGAAAGTCTCAAGAACCTGTCGCAAGCGGGTAAGAACGATGCAGCCGCAGCGACAACTGTTTTTTCCACACTTTTGAAGGGGCTTGAAGCCGGTGTTACACCAAACGAGGTCGCAGCTGCTGGAGGTGCGAAGAACTATGTTCCAGTGTCACCAGGAACCGGGGTTGATAGCAGTCAAGCAGTGGCTGCAGCACCGGATGGACAAAATCCAGGTGGGGCTGACCTCGGCCAGTTCCTGGGATGAAGTACGCAAATTGCAGGGGCAGCACGCAGAATGTAAATCTCTGCTAGACTGCATTGAGAAACCAACATTTGATGAGGTGAAGTCGGAATGAGCGACGTTAAAGCGGTTTACGAGCAGGAACCCGCAGCAGTAATTCTTGGAGGGGGTGATGCGTTCAATGATGCGTTTAACGATGCGGTCGCTGATAAGCCTCAAGGCGAGGACCAGACCGTGCCTGTGGTCGTTGAGCCGGAAGCCGAGGTTGAAGGTGCCGCACAGACCGAGACGGCTCCTGCAGAGGTTGCGCCTGAGCCGGAAGTCGAGACTGCTGAGCCAGACTACCAAGCCGAGCTTGCTCGGATGCGATCCGAACTTGATGCCCTGAAACGTCCGTCTGAACCACAGCAACAAGCTCAGCCTGAACCGGAAGCGCCGCCGCTGTACACAGCGGAACAACAACAAGCCCTGGACGGTTTCAAGAAAGAGTGGCCTGAAGTCGCTGCCGGGATCGAGCTTATGATGCGCCAAGTACAGTATGAAACGGCGCAGCAGGTGTTCAACGCGCTTGCGCCCACACTGAACCCCGTTCTGGACTACTACCAGACTTCGGCGGTGGATATGCAGTATGCTCAACTGGTCAAAGCTCACCCCGACTATGACCAGATTTATGAAAATGTTTTGCAGTGGGTTGACAAACAGCCTAGTTACATGAAAACTGCGATGCAGCATGTAGTGGAAGAGGGGTCTGCCGCCGAGGTGGTGGATATGATCAACCGCTACAAAATGGAAGCAGGCAAGCCGTTAGCAGCTGTACCGGCCCCTGCAGCCAAAGTAACTGACTTACCGGAAGCGGCTAAAAAAGTAGCTCGATCTCTCGGGGTTGTCAGTTCAAAGCGTAGTGCAGTTCCGCAAAGTCAAGACCCTACGGATTTTGATGGCGCATGGACCGAAGCAATGAACGGGTAATTCTTTTTTAGGAGATTGATATGGCAGCAATCAAGGGCACGCAGGTCGATCCTGCAACCCAACAGGTTTTGCTGGCAGTGTTGGCTGATCTTACAGCGTTGAAGACTCAGCTTGCACAGCTGATTACTGACTACAACGGCAATGCCACGATTGCGACGGATACCACTGCTGTGGCACCGACGCTCACCACGACCGCAAGCTAACTTTTTTAACGACTCAGGAGTCACACTATGTCCAGCGTCATCAACTACGGCGACATCTCGCCTCGTACCGCAGCGTACGCCATCAAAGATATGCTCAAGCGCGGCATGCCGTACCTCTGTATCGAGAAGTTCGGTCAGACGTACCCCATACCCACCAATGCCACTAAAGTTGCCAAGTTTCGTCGTTATTTTCTGAGCGGTACGACGGGTGCTGCGGGTGCAGGTACTGCCTCCGGTTCTTCCGGTGGTGCTAACCCCGCCTACTACGTCCCACTGGCGACCACAGCGCTCGTTGAAGGTGTGACCCCATCTGGCCGTAACCTCGCAAACCAGGATTACACTGTCACCTTGGCGCAGTACGGAGACTACACCACCATTACCGATGTGGTTATGGATACCCATGAAGACCCGGTGCTGCAGCAAGCTACCGAGATTCTTGGGGAGCAGGCCGCACTGACTGTTGAGACCTTGCGTTTCAATGTCCTGAAAGCCGGCACCAACGCGTTCTACGCTGCTGGTACTACGGGTCAAGTCACCACCGTGCGTACTTCGGTTATCGGGCCTATCAACCGCGAGTTGCAACGCAAGATCACGACTGCACTGACTCGTCAGAACGCACGCCCGATCACCCAGGTTGTTTCGTCCACCCCCAACTTCCGTACTGAGCCGGTGGAAGCCGCGTTCATTGGTCTGGTTCACCCCGACTGCGAGAGCGACATCCGCAATATGAACGGGTTCATCTCTACGAAGCAGTACGGCACCGTGACCCCGTTCGAGAACGAGATCGGCTCCGTTGAGCGCGTTCGTTACCTGTCGTCCACTGTGTTCGCCCCCTGGGTAGATGCGGGTGCGGCTACCTCGGGTGGTACGACCTACCGTTCCACGACCGGCACTCTCTGGGACGTGTACCCGATCCTGTTCCTGGCACGTGATGCTTATGGTATCGTACCGCTGAAGGGCAAGGACTCACTGACCCCGATGGTCGTGAATCCGAAACCTGCCGCTGGCGACCCGCTGGCTCAACGTGGTACTGTGGGTTGGAAGACCATGCAGGCAAGCGTGATTTTAAACGAGGCTTGGATGGCTCGTGCTGAAGTCACCGCCACGTCCTAAGCTACGCTGAGCTGAGAGGGCTCCGGTCCTCTCGCTTAACCCAAATTTCAGGAGATACACATGGCTGCACAAATTCTCGCCCCCAACACCCAGACCAATTTGGCCGGTGTTACCAATCACGCTGTTGGTAAAGTCGTTTCGGATTCTGGTACTGCCGCTGCACAGACGTTCACCCTGGGCTTCGCTCCCCGCGTTGTCCGCTTCCACAACCTGACCGACCGCATCTCTGATGAGTGGTACGAAGGCATGGACCCCGCCTCCTCGCTGCACTCGGTTGCTGCTGGTACGCGCACTCTGGAAACCACCAACGGCATCGCCGTGTCGGGTAACACCTTCACTGTGACCGCTACCACGATGGTTGCCAGCAAGACCTTCTATTGGGAAGCGATTGGCTGACCGCATGACTCTGGGGACTTTGGTCCCCAGACCATCAGGAGTTCGTATGGATGATTGTGTACTCAAGATTGAGGTTAATCGAGGCGGATTTGGTGTCTACGTCTGCGATCCAGAGATCAACAACGACGACCCGAAAAAGCCGTGGAAAGACCCGTGGGTCGAGTACAATTTCGACACGGTGCAAGGTGTGTGCGCTTTCGTTACCGAGGTGCTACCCAAATTGAAACCGCAAGATAGTTCCAGTACCTTCGATGCCGCTTTCGCGCGTGCAGTGAAGGAAGATGAAAACGCAGAAGGAGATTGACGTGGCAGCGAACCCCGTAGTGGACAAAGCAGAAACCAAGGTAAAAGGTTACGCGTGGCAAAAGCGCTACCCTGAAGCCAAGGCTGTTCGTGTGGTATTCGAGGAAAATCCTGAAATTCCACCTACAGGGCTGTTTATTCAGATCAACGGTGATCCGTTCGTCGTTGTCGCAGGAGAAGAGGTCGAAGTACCTGACTTTTTGCTCGAACATATGGATAATGCTGTCATGGGTGCGCCCGTATTCAACGCTCAGACCCAGCAGGTTATGGGCTACCGCAACAAAACCCGTTTTCCTTATCGGGTGATCGCAAGAGACGTGTAAATGACCCTGACAGAATTGCTTGACGAACTTCGTAAGAACATTCTTCGAGACAGTTCTGGTCTTGTCTCAGGTACGTCTGACAGCCTTTGGTCGGATGAAGCCCTTGTTCGGTACATCAACGACGCGTATTTTCGGTTCTGCCGGTTGACGCTTTCTCTCACTGACCGCACATCATCGCTGACTGAGGTGGTGTTGGAGCCAGGGGTGTCTGTCTACCCGTTGGACAAGTCCGTCCTTAGTGTCATATCTGCTCGCTTGGCGGGTGCGCCAACCGATTTATCCCGTACCGGGCATGGTGTGCTAGATACGCCGTTTCGTACGGACGACTCCCTGTTCTTCGACATCAACCTCCTTGCAGCGCTGCCTCCGGGTAAGCCGATGGCATTCGCCACTGACGAAGAAGATGCGTCATTTCGGGTGTACCCGGAGCCTTCTGCTGATTACGCAGATCAGGTGATTAACCTCCGCCTGATACGGCTACCTTTGGCGAAATTGTCCTTAGACAACCCCGAGGAAGAGCCCGAGATTCGTGAAGAGTGGCAGCTTGGGATGCTTGACTGGGCAGCGTACAAGGCGCTTTCGAATCATGACGTGGATGCAGAATCGCTGATACGCGCGAAAACGCGCAAAGCTGCCTTCGAAGAGTGGGTTGCTGACGCGAAACTTGAAGCTCGCCGTCGCCGTTTCGCCGGTACGGTATGGAGTTTCGGTCGTGACGGCTTCGCATGGGTTAAGTGATGCACGAGTACCCGAGCACAGAACCCTTACCCCCGGTTGTGCTTGGCCCTTGGCCTGTAGGGATGAACAACCGGAAAGAGGGGTACAAACTTCCTCCAGGCGCGGCGAGTAATATTGTGAACGTAGATTTGGACGATACGGGCAATGCCCGCCGTCGAGCAGGTTACACAAAGATCGTCTCAGGACTGAACACACGCGCGGGGTACTCGTGCGATGTGGGTACGTTCTACATCTCTGGCACGAACTTAATGCGGCTGAACGATGACAACACATCAACCGCGCTGTTTTCAGGTGTCCTGGGGGAAGTTGTCGCGTTTGAGTGCTCCAATGGCGTAGTGTATTTCACGGACGGCTTGATTACCAAGCGTATCGTGAACGGAGTCGTTACCAGCTGGGATATCGACGCACACCTCGCAGCTGACCCTGAGTACATGGCAGTACCTGCCGGCTCGATAGTGCGTGAGTTCTACGGGCGCGTTTATGTCGCAGTGGGTAAGGTGGTCTGGTTCACCGACCCATTCATGCTGGGCAGCGTGCAGAAGCAGCGCAATTTCATTCAGTTCCCGGCAGACGTGACGATCATGGAGCCTGTCTCGGGCGGCATCTGGTTCGTCGCAGACCAGACGTACTTCTACGCAGGTGGCGGGCCAGATGAGTTCATGCCGAAGTCCCAGTTGAACTACGGCGCAGTCCCAGGTACGAGCATCAAAGTACCATATACTAACGACGTTATGTGGTACAGCGTGAGAGGAGCAGTCGTGGGCACTCAAGACGGTCAGATCAAGAATATTCAGGAAGCGAATATCGCAGCTGAGTCGGGTACGGTTGGAACCACTTTGATCCGGGAAGAGAACGGCATCAAGCAGTTCATCGCAAGCATCAAAAACCAAGGTGTGTCACCGCTAGCCACAACTAGCTGGATGGACATGGAAGTCATTCGCAAGGCAGGAGAATAGTTATGGACTTGATTCACCAAGCAGACATCGGGTTCGTGTACGTCTACGAATGCTTCGATATCAACGGCAAGCTCAAATGGCATGACCGAGAAGAGAACCTCATCCCCAACGTAGGGCGTGACTACATCCTCACCGCTGCGCTGCTCGCAGGCTCTCAGCTCCCCAACTGGTATATCAGTCTGTACGAGAACACCCGGGTACCTTTGGTCAGTGACACCATGGCTACACTGATGGCTGATTGCGGTGAGGTTACGGCATACACCAGCGCGGGGTCGTTACGTCTGGCTCTGACCCCAGATGCGCTGAGCAACGGCGTGTTCTCGAACCTGACTACACCAGCTCAGTTCGTTTTCACTGCAGCAAAGACCATCAAAGGCGGGTTCATCACATCCAGCGCGGCCTGGGGGTCTACTTCGGGGACGCTGTTATCTGCAGTAGCGAACACTTCACCCAAGTCGGTCGGTGTCGGTGAGACGCTGCATGTCACCGTCGGTCTCTCACTTACTACGGTTTAAGGAGCCATCATGTCCCTGACGAATACTGCTGAAGACATGCTAGTAAAGTGGATGTTCACTAATGCCACCACCCCTACTCGCCCAACCGCATGGTACGCCGCGCTGCACACAGCAGACCCTGGTGAAGCGGGTACAGCCAGTGAGGTCGTGGTGGGTACTGACGCGCACTACGTGCGCAAGAGCGTCACGTTCGCGGACCCTGTGACAGACTCAGGCCAAGTGCTGTCTGAGGGCGCTGTGACCTGGACAGTGGATACGGCTTCTGCCGGGTACACCGTGACGCACCTCTCGATCTGGACTGCCAGCACCGCAGGCACCTGCCTGATCTCCGGCGCGTTGCCTGTTCCGCGCGCACTCACTGCTAACCAAGTGCTCACTTTCAGCATTGGCGACATCATCGCCGCTCTCAACTAAGGAATCGCCATGTCGTTCAAAATTTCAACTGGGTTGCGCAATCACATGCTGGTTACGGGTTCCGTCAAGTCGGGTATGGACGGCGGCGTCATCAAGATTTACGCGGGTACTGAGCCAGCAGACGCGGACGCTTCGATCGGCGCAGCAACACTGCTGGATACGATCAGCAACAACGACACAGGCACTGGCATCAACTTCGACGCGACACCGACATCAGGTGTGCTGGTCAAAGCGCCTGCAGAAGTCTGGAGTGGTACTTGCGTAGCCAGTGGTACGGCGACGTTCTACCGCTTCGTCAGCTTGGCAGATGATGGCACCAGCTCTACTACGTTCAAACGGATGCAAGGCACGGTCGGCGTTGTCGGTGCGGACTTGCTGGTCTCCAGCACAGCGTTCGTCTCTGCTAACCTGCGGCAGATCAACTCGTTCTCTGCAGGTATGCCTGCGGGTTAAGTCATGAGCATCTACGTTGACGGCGAGCGCAGTCGTCAACGACTCGGCTTCGCCAAGAGCCTGCTGAACAAACTGAAGATGTTGGGGCTGCGCAGCAAGAAGCTGTTATACGATGGCTTTTTGTACCGGGTTGATGTTCTCGCTCCTGGTCTGGATAAGATCGCCGTCACTGCGCCGATGGGTGCAGCAGTTGTGTGTTCTCAGCCCAGCGGGATGAAGCTCATGACCGCTGACTACTGGCTGACTGGACTCACTCCAGGCAGGGATGTTTACGTCGTGGACAATACTGTTTCATCGGGTACGGAATACACAGCCATATCAAATAACGCCGTACTACCGAATGCCAAGTTCGTCCCGCGAGCTACGACTTCACCACTTGTTGTATCGCCTTACACAGATTACCCAGACCACGTTCCAACACCTGCGCTGTACTCGTTCCCGAGTGAAGCGTTTTGGGTAACAGTTAGTGCTTCCCCTGCGACGAGTGCCTTGTGTTTAGTCGAAGCGCGATTGAACTTTTACTCACAAGCAGGTGCTGCTGAAAAACGCATTTCGGCATTTATTGAGGGCCAGATTTCGGGTGTCGGTTATCAAGTTACACAAGGGGTTTCGTCAGCGTCGTTGTCTATAGTGAGTCACTCTGTAGGTGTCTACAGGTTCAACTCGGTTAGTCATGAGCTGGAGTGTGCACAAAGTTTTATTGGCAACCCGAGTGGTATGGGTGCTGCAACATTCCCAGGCTGGATCATGTTTTACGGAGCACCGTCTGGGCTACAAACTCTCCTACTAGCGTACCCAACAAACAGCGCTTCTGCGATAGGCAGCTTCGCTTTTGCGGTGTCAGCAGGTGATCAACCCACACTGCTGCATTGTGTGAGTGCTGTAAATTTTGGGTCCTACTTCGCAGCGAATCCTACGCATGAGCCTTGGCGCATCTTCTTTAGCATATACACCCTTGGAGCGGGTTCAGTAACAACCTACCCGGTCAACACGACCCTGCTGAATACGCTTGCGCCTGGCGTAGTAACGGCAGGTGTTGTTGATTGGGGTAAAGCTCGAGCCATGATGTGGCAACTGTTTCCTTGGCCAAACAATAACTACACAGTGGCACCGGATTCTGCGATGTTTTACTCAGCTGCTGGAAACGTCTACACATGGACACGCAAGTACGGCTCGGTTGAGTTTTCGGTGTCAGGTATGCAGGGTGTGTCATTGGTCCTACCGACACTTGTTGCCACCACTCCAGGTGTGCGACCAGAGATTTACCATGTGGGTGGCGGCAAGTATTTTTGCAGTGCTTTCAAGCCAAACAAGCTAACCGACCAAGCAGACCCGGATGACCACATCGGTGTTGTTGGGCTCTATTACGGTTCTCCGTTCGTCAGCTGGGAAACCCTACCTACGCCTACAGAACGGCTTCTGCAGGTGCGCGTGCTTCGAGCTTCAAGCACCGAAATTGTGGTTCTAGGGGTGCTGTTCGACGCAGGTACGTGTTATTTCGGGATACTTCGTCGTACATACTCCCTGGGGACCTGGACAGGGGAGTGGCAAAAGCTGGCTCCGCTGGATGTGACAGTGACTGACCCCGACGAAGCTGCATGGGCGCTTGGGGTGTTTGGGGAGGTCAAGCCAAACGAATATCTGGCAGGCCCACCCGCACTGCCGCAGATGCCGAATATACCGTACAGCCACTATGCTACGACGATGCCCTAACGTGATAGACTTGACAAACAGAGCTTTCGGGGTGGTGTATGACCTGCTGCATACTTGAGAAAAGGGCGACAACAACCGTAATCCCCGGAAGCCCCGGCTCGCCTGCAGTTCCAGGTTCTCCGTACATCCCTGCGCGCTGCTACACCCAAGATGTGACATCATGCGCGTGGATACCGAACCCGTCCATCACCTACGTATGGGAGTTGATTCCCGCGTGGTATGCCAACGGGGTGCTGGTGCAAGCAGCGTACTACACGTGGGTAGCGTATATCTACGGTGTGCGTTTTGGCGATCAAGGGTTAAATGGGTACTCCCCATACATCTACTCGTGTACCACAACGACTCAGTATGTGTGTACGCCTGCAGTTGCGGCAGTGCCTTCGATTCCAGGAATACCTGCTACACCGTCGCAGGTCATTGTATCGTTGAACGTCGGTTGGACATCGCACTCACGCAGCATCACAACCCTAGACGAAGGCAGTTACCTTGCGTTCACACTTGACCCGGCCAACACAGGCACGTTCGTCGGTGTGGATGTCGCAGGTAAAGACACTCAACAGCCCGCGCTGTTCCCACATGGTTTGATGATCGACCCTTCAGGGGTTTACGTCTACGAGAGTGGGAACGTCATTACGCAGCTAGCAGGGGGATACACAAGCCTGACTGAGTTTCACATCGAGCGCCGTCCTGACAGAACGATTCAGTACACAGCTGACACTGCCCGTTACATCAGCACTGTCCCAGCCAGCTCGACGGACGATCTCTACGTTTATACGCTGCTGTACTCCGGTAACGACAGGCTGATATGCGCATCACTCCAAACGATCGGCGTGGATACGCTGCTTGAGTCCATAACTTTCAGCGGTGCAGGTGCGCTTAATCTGGCTTCTCCCCTGGTTGACAACACGGCTTTCTCCGCTCTGACGCTGAGCGGTTCAAGCGACCTGCTGGCAGACGGCGTGGTCACAACTTCTGGCGGCGTGATTATCGGGGTGAGCGCTGCAGGCTGGATGGGTACAGGCACAGGTTCGCTGACGATGACGTTCAGCACCATCGACGGTCTGGCGTATTTTCCAGCACTGACTGCGTTCGGCGCAGAGATGAGCGATCTCACGTACGGCTCGTCATACTTCCCTGCGATGACAGTCTCCGGTGACATGTACGGCGCGTATGTACCCGCTACAGCTACGACGGCGTACGGCGTGCTGCCTCAGCTGGTGTCAAGTGGGATCGTGATCAGTGTGGACTACTGTCAGGGTGACGCGAACTTCCCTGCGCTTCAAGCCATTGGCGGTGACTACGCGTACGGCATAGGGTCGGCGTATCTGCCTGCGATGCTGTCTTGGGGGGATGAGGGGCAAGTGGGCACGATGTGGATGATGTCGCATAGTGTCATGGGTGATGCTCAGACTCAGCTCTCCGAACTTGTGCTGGTGATCAACTCCTACGGCATCCTTCAGAGTGTCTACTCGGACAGCGTGATCAAGGTCCAGGAGTACATCAGTGCCCTGCTGGCGGAAAGTCAGTTCTCACTGATCGGCACGTATGGGATGTCGCAACTCTCCGCGCTGACTGTCATGTCACTGCAGAACCAGGCGGTTTCCGGCCAAGCTGATCTGGATACTATCGGTCGCGTGTGGGTGGTCAACACGGAGTCCAGCGCTTCGACGCAGTACAGCAACTACGGCTTCAATAGCTTCTTCGTCCGTGATGGTGAGAGCTACGGCGTGGCTGATGATGGCATCTACCGCCTGTCCGGTGATACTGACCTGCTTGAACCCATCGACGCTCAAATCAACGTCGGCTCGATGCGCCTGGGAACTACGAACGACAAGCTGCTGCCTGCGGTGTACATCAACGCAGCCTCGGGCGGCAAGCTGATCCTGAAGATCGAGGTGGATGGTGCCGACCCGTACTATTACGAGGCACGGTCAAGCAGCGAGGAGTTGGATAATCACCGGGTAGACACTGGGCGCGGCTTGAAAGGAAACAACTGGACGTTCACACTGATGAACCAGAACGGTGACAACTTTGAGCTGGCGAACCTTGAGTTCGTACCGCTGCAAGGCAGCAGGAGAATCTGATGATAAATCCCCCCAACGCAGCGACGATCGCAGCGAACAGCCAATACGTAAACGGAGTTGTTTTTTCCGTAACGGGTTCATGGATTAGTATTTCTAACGACCTTGGTGAGTCATGGTCGGAGGGATCAAACCCATTTGGTACGACGCAGATAGGTAATATAGTTTGGAACGGCTCTAAGTATGGAGTAATTGAGGAATTCTATCCATACAGGTTTATGTATAGCTCAGATGGCCTAGCTTGGACAGGAGTAGACCTGAGTACGTTAGTTGCCGCCCTAAACGATGCGGAATTAACGGTTGCAGACGGGTACTTTGTTGTTTCTAGTTATATTGGGGACACGGTCATATCGGATAACGGAGCAACATGGACTCGACTCGGCCTAGATAGCTCCAACAGGTCGTACAGACCTATTCCAGCCTCCAGTGGTTTTGCGTGTTTAGTGACTGACAAAGCAACGGGGCGTGACGGGATTGCTACAACCAGCACCCCTGGGGGTACGTGGAGTGCAGTTGCATTGATCCCAGTTGGAACAGTGTACATGGCTTCTGGGAATGGATCACACGTAGTTCGTATAAGTACAGGAATAAAACACTCTGAAAACAATGGCAGTTCTTGGACAGACAATACTTTCCCAGCTGATACGTATGGCACGAATAGCTTGGTTTTTGGGAACAATAAGTGGGTTTCTGGGGGACAAGGATTCGGACAAATTCGTGTTGCGGATACCAGTTTTACACTGACGAATTCACCGAATGCTGGTTTTTCGAGTGTGTACGACAATAGTGTCAGTGTTGCCTATGATGGAACGCAATGGATTGCGTTGTCTCATCTAAATGAGATTGCAACATCACCTAATGCTGTGGCATGGACGTTACGCACAAACCCTGGTTTTGTTGTAGGGAATCTCGTTTCCGGGGGAGGTGTCACGCTTGCGAATACTACCAGCGCAGGTAATTCGTTTGCTAGAACAACGGATGGGATTACGTGGACTCAGGTTACGATACCTGATACTGATTACGAGAACTCTCCGCTGATTAGTTATGCCGGTTCTTTGTTTGTTTTAAATTTCTTCACATCGAACAGGATGTTTACGTCTTCAGATGGTTTAACGTGGACTGAAAAAACAGCTTTCCTAGCGGGCAGTTATGTTACTTACGCCTCTGGGTATTGGCTTCTTCCAGGAGCGGCATTTACACAAGACTTCATAACGTACACCGCAACACAGAGGATGGTCACACCAGGTCGTGCAGCCGTATCAGCGACACCAACAAAGGTTGTATATTTCGCAGGCGGTGATCTAGGGTCACAGACACTAAGTTCAACTTTCCCTTTTGTTTGGACGAAAGTTGGGAACGCAGACTTACCGTATGGGGTATCTCTTGACTCTATTTGGGGTACAGCCAGCCTAAACGAAAATGTGCTGAGTTGGGTGCGGGACCAAAGTACGGGATTTCCAGAAATCTTTGTTACCGCAGATGGTGCAGTATGGAGCGCGCCCACAGAGGTGGGTATAGAGAGTGCAGATTCGGTTTGGTTGCACGCCTCCAGTAGTGCGTTCTATGTGCTGACATTCAAAGACCTCAGTTATGGGTACAATCAGGATGTCACTGTGAGGATGTATTCTTCAACGGATGGGGTTACATGGGGGCTTTTACATACGGAACTCGGTTTGGAGAGTGTGAAGTTACTATTCGCGGCGGAAGGTTGTTTTTACCTTGAGGATACCAGTGGGTTTTTTACAATGTGCGGCACGCCACCCGCATGTATTCCTTTCTGGACAAATCATACAGGTCAACGTGAGGTAGTGCTGTAATGGCCGATTCAGTAGACACGATGATTGAGAACGCCTACAACCGGGCAACGATCTGGGGCAGCTGGGCTAATCAGAAATCCTACGACGCCGTTCACGGTGTGGACGTGTTTGTCGAAGGCGTTCCTACCCGTAAAGGGACGCTGGCGCTTTACCCTAAAGTCACACAACCACCGACGTACGCGGCGCTCCCAACGCTTCCGACGATGCCTACGACGGCTCAGATGCAAGCGTTCAGGCAAGCGCTGCAGAACATGCTGGATGACTTCTTCGGAGCGTACTTCTCACCGGCTGATGCCTACGCAGCGGCTGAAGCGTGGGTGCTAGATGCTCTGAGCACTGATGATCCCGACCTGCCTGGGACGAACCTCGATCTGATCTGGGGTCGTGCGCGGAATTACACGCAAGCCCTGGGCGACGACCTGACTGGCCTGAACCTGCCCGCTGAGGCGCTGACAGCACACGTGACCCCCGCTTATGCGGCCTTCACGCAAGCAGAGTCGTACGCGCGATCATCAGTCAAGGTAGACCTCTGGCAGCACGCTGCAGCTTTGAAATTGCGCGACCTGCGTGCAGACGCGATCACGGCGACAGGGGAGTACATCAGGGCTTTGTCCAGCACCGATGCAGTGGTTATGGATGCCCAGACATCTATCCTTGAAGCGGAGATCAGGATGAAGACCGCTGCGGCTGCGTGGTACACCGCACAGCTTGGACCGACAATCCGCGATACTGAACGCCTCACAACATCTGTTACGGAAGACCGCAGCGGAGAGATAATCTCCGATGACCTCAAGGCGCAGTACGCCGAGCTGGCAGTGAAAGCCGCGATTAGCGGCTCGCAAGCGGTAGCAATGGCGGCGCAGGCGGCAACAGCTTCGTTGAACAGCATCATCTCCAGCTCAGTCGCTGGCTTTGCATAAGGAGCCACCATGAGCATGACCGTTGATACGCTGATTCAGAACCTGAGCACTCAGGCGAACGCATACAACAGCGCTGCGTACAACTACACGTATCAAGCGACTGAGCAGGTCAAAGGAGATGCGCAGTCTACGGACTCTCGGTTCGTGCCGTACATCGTCCCGAGCATAGCCAACCAGTTAGACACGACGATCCCACCTGAGTTGTACGGTGTGCCTACGACGCAGATCGTCGATGGTCTGCGGGCCGAGCTTGAGCTGTACTTCAATGAGTTCTTCCCTGATATCTCGACCCAGTACACCACGTGGATAGCCGAGATTGCCGACGCTGTATCAACTGGTGTGCCGCTGACGTTGGACAATGAGACGGCGAACAGGCAGGCCCAGGTGTTCGGTGAAGCTGAGGGCATTCGGATACAGCGCAAGCTACGTGCTGCTTGGGCAGGCAAGGGCTACACCCTCCCGCCCGGGGCGATGGTGGGTATGGTGCTGGACGAGTCAGACACGCGGACGGAGCAGCTGATCACAGGTGCGATCGGTAACGCGAATAAGGCCACAGATCAGGTGTTGTCTACCTACAAGATCGTCCTGGCTACAGCCCTTGCAACGTCGGATGCTCGCGTAGCTGCTGTCAATGCCATGAGCGCACTGATAAAAACGGCTGCGGCGATCTACTCAACAGACGTTGACGCGAAGATCGCCATACTGAAAGCCCGTGCAGCTGCAGCGGACGCAGCGCTTGCGTATTACTCTGCCGAGTTGAAACTGGACTCGGTGAACACAGGTTTGTACAAGCAGAACGTACAACTTGCGGTTCAACGCTTCGAGAAAGACGGATCACTCTTCTTCAGGAATGAAGGGGCACAGGTGGAATCTGCTATCGCAGGAGCCGTAGAAGCCGGTAAAATCGCGCAAGCGGCGTTCTTGTCACTCAATACCATCGTCAGCGCATCGACTGCTGGGTTTGCATAAAGGAAATTGACATGGCTGGATTGAGTTTTGGTGGAGCAATGGACCAACGGCTGCGGCTGGCAGACGATAGTCATCGGATGGAGCAGTTGAAAATTGACGATGCTTATAAGATCGGCATGATAAGCGCACTGAAACCGAACAGGGGCTGGGGTGGTGGCGGCGGCGGTCAAATAGTCGCAAACCCCCCAGTTCGTCCAGCAACGAACTTCAGCTCTGTTGGTTCTGGTAATACCCGCTCTGGTGCGGAGGGGATACTCCCGCCTGCGATGGTTCAACCCTTTGCCGCTGATGTACCGAAACCAGTGCCCCCGGTAAGTACTGTAGGGGCTATTGGCCTTACAGGCGCTGAAAGCATCCCCGAATACACCGGAGGGCCGCGCGCACCTAGCGATGGTACAGCACTACCACCGAGGATGTATTCGGATAATGTCCAGACTGACCCGCTGGAGCGACAGAAGGCGGGTGTAGGTATGCGCGTAGGCGGAATGATCCGCGACCCCAACGGTTCACCGACGAAAGACACCGTACCGGCAAAGCTTGCTGATGGTGAGGCTGTGTTGAACGCAGGCGCAGCGAAGTTCCTCGGTAACGACATGGTTCAGCGCTTGAACAAGCTCGGCCTGAAGTCTATGGGTATGCAGGGTATGCCCGGCCCAGAGGTTGTAGACGGGGAACTTCATGCTGCCGCTGGCTTGGGGGCTACGGATAGGCTTGGCTACCCGGTAGAGCGTGAAACCACAGCTGAACCTATAAAGTATATTGCGCGCCGTGGTCAGGGGCTAGTAGCAGATACGTTACCTTTGTACGGCCAAGGAAAAATGTCTGCAGCTGTACAACCCTCTGCGGCTGTACAACCCTCTGCGGCTGTACAACCCGTATCTGCGGTAGTTCCTGCAGCTAAGAGTACGGACACAGCCCCCGCTATTGCGCAAGTGCAACCTGTGCCCAATCCCACAACGCCGCAACAGCAAACAGCACTCACTGACATGGGGATTACGCGGGATCACGTGGTTAATCCTGGGCAAGGTATGACCCTGGACGCAGCTCGCGTAGCTCAAGACAAAGTACCCACGAACAAGGTCTACCAACTGAGCGGGTATGGCGATCAGAACAGTATTTATGCCTCGGCAGGGAAAGACGGGGAATTGAACACGTTTAGTGGTGCCGGTACAGGAAAAGCCAGTACAGGGATGCCGTCACCTGAATCAGCCCGGAAGTTGCTCGATGACTACCAAAACCAGCAGCTAATGAGCATAGCTAGTTCGACTCCGGAAACGGCTGCGCATGTGGTCGCCTCTGAGAATGCGCGCAAAGGGGTAGAAACTTCAGCTCAAGATCGTATCTTGGGTGAAAATGCAAAAGCAGAAGCCAGGACTGAGCTAGCCGCTGCGAGTATAGAGGCCAAAAAGGATTTAGCGAAAGACTGGACTCCGGTAGCAGACGCTATGGGGAAGACGGTGTTGGTGAACCGGAGAGGCAAGCAAAAAGCGCTATTTGCTGATTTTGCTGTAAAGTCGCGTATGGTTCACCCTGACGCTACGGACGAACAACTTGCGAAAGCCTATGACGATTATTTGGGGGCTGTGTGATGCCGTTACCGGATAACTGGGGTAAGACATTTGATCCCTTGGCGGCTTCTCCGCAAGCCGCTCAAGAAAAGTCTGTCTTTCTCCCCGCGCTGGCGCGCAGTGCCGGGGGCATGGTGCAAGATGCTGGACATCTGGCGTCAGCGCTGGGTGCCGAGTCGATCGGTACGGGGATGCAGGCGTTTGGTAAAGGTGTCGAAGACGCCAACCCTGCGCAGTTCAATGGCATGGCCGGACTCAAAGCATCGCCTTGGGGCTTCGTCAAAGAGACGATGGGGGAACTGCTACCTACAGCAGCGGGTATGGTGATCCCTGGCGGCATCATCGGTAAGGGGCTGATGAAGGTGGCACCTGCAGTCTTTGGTGAAGGTACAGCAGCACAACTGCTGGCTCCGAAGGTCATTCCAGGGCTGTCTCGTGGATTGCAGGTTACTGGTCCTGGTGCTGCGATGGGTCTTGGTATGGGCGCAGGCTCTACTGTGATGGAGACGGGAGGGATTCTCAGTGACCAGATGGACGAGACGGGCCAGTACAATCTTGGTCGTGCCGCGCTGTTTGGTTTGGGTGCAGGTTCACTGGATGCTTCAATGGGTATCGGCGGCGTCATTGGGAAAGGCTTGGCTGGTCAACTTGGTCATAGTGCTATCGAGAAGGTCGGATTACGTCAGATTGGCAAGCAGGCACTCAAGACAGGTGCGGAAGAAGGTCTGCAAGAAGGCGTCCAGACAGGTCTGGAGATGGAAGGCACTAAAGAGGGTGGCTTCAACCAGAAGATAGCTACCGCGCAAGGTGTGGATGACCTACTCACGTCCATCGTCAAGGGCTTCATCGGCGGTGGCGCGTTCGGCGGTGTACATGGTGGGAAACAGTACCTTGAGCGGAAGTCAGTGGAGTCTGAGGTTAAGGCGCAGCTGGCAGAGTCGCAGAAGCAAGAGAATGAGGAAAAAGCGAAAGCCGCAGCACAGCAACAAACTCAGGATACAGCTACACGAGGTGCAGAACAGGTAGCGGCTCAAACCCAAGGTGTGCCGGGCCAGATGGGGGACTTGTTCCCTGAGACTGTACAAGCTGGGCCGCTGCCTGAACAAGCTGCACCAGAAACAGAGATATCAACCACGGATACGCAGACTAGAGATTGGGTGGCAGAACAATCTTTGACGCAGGAAGCTGCTCGTCGGGCCCGAATGCAGGCTTTAGCACAGTCGGTAGCTGACACGAATTTACCTCCCCCAGAAGCGCCTTTTGATCAGGTAGCCGATGCTGAGGCTAACTTGCAGCGGATGCGAGCACGGCAGGAAGCAGCTCCTGGAACACAAGGTATGGCGGTTGAAGAGATTCCGATCGAAGATACGATCACAGCCCAACCAGCGATTCCAGCGCATGTAGGTAATTTCTTAAAGCTCACAGCAGCGCAGTACGTTGGTGCGAACCAGGAACAGAAGAAGAAAATCCTACGCGCTCGGATACAGGTTCGACGGGTGTTGTCTCAGCAGGGTGTCCCTGAAGAATCGCTGCCGTCAGTAGAGCCTACGGCTCAAGAGATGGCTGGGGCGGTTGAAGAGATCGCGATCAAGTCTCCTGAGAAGATGGCACAGGAAAAAATCCCTACGTACGCTGTTACGGAGGTTGCCGCAGCGCCCGTCCCAAAGTCCGCGAAGCAAGTAAACCCCGTGCCCGTACAAAAGGTACAGCCAAATGAAAAAGCTCCCGCCGCAGATCAAAGCGTTGATGCCACGCCTGCCGCCGAAACACCTGCAAGGGCCGGACCAACAGACGCCGGTAAGACCAGGACCGAAGTTAAGTCCGCTCCTGCCAGCGAAGCTGCGCGGAATGGTTCATCCACGAATGAAGATGTAACCACTAATGGCCTGCAAACCCAAGAAACAAGGAATGCCCCCGCCGCCGAAACGCAAGTAGGAGGTAAAGACGCCGTTCAAGTCGGAAGCGCAAAGACGGCTCCTGTGGGCCAAGGAACCGAAGCTGGCAAAGGAGTGGGCACACAAGTACCCAACGCTAAAGAATCTGCCGCAAAAGCTCGGAATGCCGAAACCGAAGAAGTAGTCGGTGAATTTCCTGCAGCTCTAAAGCTGTCAGGGGAGAAAGCACTTCAGTATGCCAAGTGGGGTGCGAAGCTCAAAGCGACAAAAAGTTTGGCTCGGGCGAAAGACACTGCAGATGGTGTCACACGCGCGGAGAAAATCTCGGATGGCACAGCTACGCTGGAAGCTATCGGTCGTTTGCTGTCTGGGAAAACGAAATCAGATACTCACGTCCCTGGGATTGGGCCGTATAACAGCGACCTATTCGCTTTGGCAAACGAAGCCAGAAACAAGAAATCTGAGGGTGGTAGAGCAGGTGTGCGCGATGTAGCGAAACAGGCTTTGGATTACCTGCGTGTCGAACATGCTACGGAAGTGCAGCGGGCGGAAAAAGCTGCGGATAAAGCAATCCAAAATACGAAAGAGGTTCTTGATCAGCAGGATAAAGAGGCTGTAGCTGAGGAGGTTAAAGCCAAGACCAGCGGGCCGATGGTGGGTGAGGAAGAGCACAAACCTGGAAAAGCTACGATCACAATCTACGATTCTGCCGGTGTAGAACACACATTCGACAACAAGCAGGATGTGGCTAAATTCAAGAAGGATCAGAAGAAACTTACACCTGAGCAGGCTGCGAACAATCTTGTTGGGGAGAAAGTAACAGACGCACCGGAGGCTGTGCGCCCGAACGCCGACAAGATGCAGAAGGCTTTATTTCCTGGGCGTGAGTTTGATAACACAACAGAAGACTTCGCAGCAGAGACTTACGACGGGCGTAAGTTTGAGTATCGTTCTTCCCACCCGATGCCGAACCAGAAGGTCTATGACAAGGCTGTCAAGGCGGGTGATCTGGCGGGCATTCAGACCCTGATCCGCAGCCACTTCAAGACGAACAAGGCCATGCAGCGCATCCTTGATTGGGTTGAGTCAAGTGTCGGGGATGTCAAGATCGTCCATGTCAATGAAGACATGACGGACGATTACGGCCACTACGTGGGCGCTGAGTACGACCCGGCTACGCACACGACCACGGTCTACCAGGGTGGATCGAACCCGGTGGTACTGGCTCACGAGCTGGTTCACGCTGCGATGGAGCGTCAGCTTCAGGAGGTAGCGAGCTACAAGGGGCCGAAGACCGAGGCCATGCAGCGCAAGGTCAAGGCGTACAACGAGCTGAAGGCTCAGTACGAGAAGTTCAAGACGGCGATGCCCAATAGCGAGGCGTACGGGCTGACGAACTTGTCCGAGTTCATGGCTGAGGTGTTCAGCAATGTGGACTTCCGCGCGGCTCTGCAGACGCAACCAAAGACCAGCTTCTTCCGGGGGCTGATGCGCTCGATCGCAAACTTCCTCGGGTTCAAGACAGCAGAGAAGAGCGCGCTTGAAGATATCTTTAGTGCCGCGCAGGTGCTGGCGTATCGCAACCCGGGCGAAGTGTTCACACCCACTGCGTGGAAGACGGTCTACAGTGTGGCAGACACCATGCCGTCTATCACAAAATATGTGAACGAGACCTATGATAACAACACCAAGCTAGGCATCTGGGGCGAGCGGGGTAAAGGCGTATTGTCCCAGGCGAAGGCAAAGCTACAGAACGCGTTGTTCGGGCTCAGCACAGGTCACAACATAGATGAGATGTTTGGCTGGATTCCAGGTGTGCGGGACATCTTCACAACCCAGAATGCGCAGGAAGCTTTTGCAACGAAGTTACAGGATCGTGTGTCTATCGGTGCTGAAGGGTTACTGAAGTTCAAGAAGCAGGCCAAAGAGGCGTCCGACCACATGTGGACAGGTCTTACCCAAAGTTCGATCTTCCGTCTGAGCATGGACGAGGTGGAGAAGGTTGCTACCGGCAAAGAAAACTACGACTCACTGCTAGAGAAGCAGAACAACCTCCCGAAGAACCAGAAGCTGGAAGGCACTAACCTGCAGGGCACGGCAGAGGATCGGAAGCAGTTTGACTCGATGGTGTCGCATCTGAGGGCTATTGGTTGGGGCAAGAAGCCTACACGAACCGAGACAGCCAACAAGCCGGAAAACGTCTTACCTAGCGATAACTCAAAGTGGACGCCGCAAGAGTGGGGGGAGTGGATCGTTCGGGAGAATCGGAAGACTGCGCAGAACCTGTATGAATCGTCGCTGCTCAACGTGGTGGCACGGCTGTACAAGGGCAATGACCAGGCGCTGGAGAAACTCTATAAGCCCAGCACCACGTTCCCGATGATCGAGAAGATGTACGTTGAGGCTGACAACAAGACTTCCCGGGATGCAGACTACGTGAGCAACATCAAGCGGATGCGCGATCAGGCGATGTCACACGTGTACATCCATGTGCATCGTAAGGGCGACTACTTCGTTACGCTGTCTAAACCCAAGGAGTCTGCTTCCGAGTCGGATCAGGTCAAGGATTTTGTCCGATTTGAGTCCGAGTATGAGGCCAAGCAGGCCGCTGAGGCGATGCGCAATAACCAGCAGGTCAAGGATGCAGGACTTGTTGTGTCTTCTGGTCAAATTTCAGACTTCACGCGTCAATCAGCAGTAGGTGGGATGATGCAGCTGGCGGATCAGATGACCGCGCACCTTGAGGCGATGAAGGAAGTTTCAGGGATGGATCAGAAGCACATCGACCTGACCAAGGATATCATTCGTCAGACGATGTACGACCTGATGCCTGAAAGCAACATCATGAAAAGCTACCTGCATCGTAAGGGTACGCCCGGTTGGAAACCGGAAGAGCAGTTCCAGGGATTCGTACAGCACCTGATTCAGTCGAACTTTCACTATGCGAACAACCGCTTCCTGGGTAAGTACGAGCTAGGGTTTGCCAAGATCAAGGAAGCCATCAAAGACATGGAGGAGCCGCATCGTCTCGATGGGATGAAGCAGCTTGATGCTAAGGGTACGCTCCCCCAAGACCAGAAAGACTACCTGAGCAAGATCGCGCATGGGAACCCGCATATCGCCAAGAAGCTGCTGAACGAATTGTTGCTGAGGCACACAGGTAATTTCGTGACGATGGAGACCCCAATAGCTGACAGGTGGCGTTCGGCTACGTACGCATGGCAACTGGGTCTTGCACCGGGCTACCTGCTTGCCAACTTGGCGCAACCAATCCAACTAGGTATGCCAACGTTGGGTGGGCGCTACGGTTGGAAGAACAGCACCAAGGCGCTGATGGATGGCTACAAGGTAGCAGCGGATGTCATGGGCGTCATGACTGCTGACGGAGGTATGTGGAAGGCGCGGACAACGGAGGATGTAACCAAAGCACTGGAAGGCAAGTTCGATGGGCAAACGCTGCTAGCGTTGAGGCACATGCTCGATTCAGGCAAGGTTACTTACACACTGGCAAAAGAAGCCGGGATGTTGGCGGAAGGGCAGTCGCTTAACGGCATATTCGCCTCTCGTGTTGTTTCTTCAGCAGCACACTACTCCGAGATGCTAAACCGCGTGGCTGTTGGTATGGCTGCGTATGGGCTGGAAACAGCGCGTAGTAATAGCCAAGAGAAGGCAGAAGCTGCAGCCATCTGGGCGATAGACGAAACCCAGTTCGACTACAACAAGATGAACCAGTCGCGCTTCTTGGGTCGCAATAGTCCGCTTGGGCGGTACACCCCGCTGCTGTCGGTGTTCATGTCATACAATGTCCAGATGATGGAGCTGTACGCGCGGCACATGCGTACGGCGATCATGACATCTGACATGTCCTGGTTGAAGAGCGACTGGGGTCCGAAGTTTGCAGGCACAGAGGCTGAGATGCTGGTAGCTCGAAAGGAAGCCTGGAACACCCTGGCCGGGATGTTCGCCACCACATTCACATTGGCTGGAGCGATGGGTCTGCCATTCTCGTCACTGATCTACGCGCTTGCTGGTCAGATGGGTGGTGACGATGATGATCCGCTGGATGTACCGCTGGCGATGCGCGCATGGGCGACAACGGCGTTCGGCAGTGACGGTGGTCTAGCAGCGACCGAGGGTTTGCCTGCGGTGTTTGGGGTAAACATGTCCCAACGTCTGGGCCAGAACGACATTGTGCCGTACTCACGCTTCCTGACTGATCATCGTACGTTGTCCGAGATGCCAGCAGAGGTGCTGGCGAAGAACATCTCTGCCCCGATCGCCACGCTGCTGAGCTGGAGTACAGGTCTTAGCAAGGCGTACGACTACATGATGGACGGCGCTTCAGGTGGTGGGGATGCAATGATTAAGGCACTGCCTGCCGCGCTACGGGGTGTAGGTACAGCGATGTACGGCTACCACGACGTGGCAGGACAGGAGCTTCCACACGAGGTTACAGCTTGGCAGACAGCCATGCAGATGTTAGGGATCGCGCCTCAGTTCAGGAACGACCAGATGATGCTGCTCATGGCTGACAAGTCGAAGGAAGCCATGCTTGCCAAGCGGGCGGCGTATATCCGAAGCAACTTGGCGTATTACACCAAGGAAGGCGACCAGGAGATGGTCGATCGGTTCCGGGAGAAATCGCAGGTGTTCATTGAAGCCAACCCAAGCTTTGCGTCACGGATGAGTATTGCCCCGCTCCTGAAAAAGATGGATAGTAACCGGGCGTTCTACCAGATGACCGGTATGGGTTCGGTCGTACCCAAGAAGAGGTTGGAAGAGGTCTACGGTTTGGCCCAGATGCTTGATCTACCGGAGAAAGAAGAGTGAAACTTGAAACCCAGACCCAGGGATGGTACTCTGAACGCGATCTGACGAATCAGTGCTCCGGATGCTACTGGGTGCTGAAAGAACATCGACTGGCTTGTTGTGAGTTCGCTAAAGCAGAGTTTCCACGTGCTCAGAAGTGTGAGAAGTTTGAAGATGAAGGGATAAACCCATGAGCGACTTCCCCCGTGCCTTCCAGATCATTCTCGACCACGAGGGTGGTTATGTTGACCACCCAGATGATCCAGGCGGCGAAACGAACTTCGGTATATCCAAACGTAGCTATCCTCAGCTCGACATCAAAAACCTCACTAAGAAGGACGCGGCGGACATATATCGCCGCGACTTCTGGGGCGCTTGCCGCTGTGACGAGATCAACTGGCCGCTGAACCTGTACTTGTTCGATAGCGCAGTAAACCAGGGCGTCGGAACAGCCATCACGATCCTACAGCGCGCGCTGGGCGTCCGCCTAGATGGTGTCATCGGGCCAGAAACCTTGGCCGCTGCCAACGCCGCACGCGACTCGATTGGCTCTGACTTTATGACAGAACGCGCACTAACCTATACCCGCCTGAGCTCATTCGGTGTCTTCGGGCGCGGCTGGCTGCGTAGGTTATTCAAAACTGTGGAGGTAGTGGTATGAGATACCTTCTTCTAACCTACCTCACAAAGTTCTGGGACTTTATTGACAACAGGGGGGTGATTCGCCGCATCGTGTTGGGCGCAACCATGTGGATGACATTCTGGGTATCATTCCGTGCTACGGAACTGGCGATGAGAGCCTTAGAACTCGACCGCCTCACTGCTGTTGTTCCCACTACAATCGCTGCGATTACGCTGCCCATCGTCACCCTAGGTGGGTACGTCTTCAAAGTATATTTAGACTCAAGGGCAACATGAAATGCTCACAATTTTCACGTTCCTTAGAAGCCCTATTACGAAATGGCTTGGCATTGTTCTTACTATCTCCGGTGTTTGTATTGGCGGCTATCTATCTATCTTTAATCGCGGTGTGGCTGATTGTGAGCGAAAGCATCAAGTGGAGCTTGCAGCGCATATCGAGCGTGCAGCGTCGCAGGCGCATCAGATCGCTTTGCAGGACGCAGAAGTGATATCATGGGCAGACGCCAAGACACGGGATGTGTTCAAAACGAGATGGAAAGAACATGAAACCATTGCTTATGCTGATTGTGCTCTCTCTCCTGCTGGCAGGGTGCTGTGGAACCGTGCCTCCCGCTCCGCAACCGACTTCACCGATACCGGCGAGCAAGGTGAACCCGATCAACCCGCTGCCGATGCTGGAGACGGGGACGCTGAAGGAAATGACAGCAGCTCATCTGCGCGACATGGAAGCGATGCGGCAACTGGTGATCGACCGGGAAGCGGTACGCCGGATGCTGCAAAGCCGGGGACTGCTTGGTAGAGATTCTGGCAATGAGTAGTGTCGTTGCGTTCAGGCCCTGTGAAACCCAACACATACAAGGCGTGGCGTTTTGTATGCAGTGCAGTCATAGCTGGCAGGCCATTTCTCCGGTAGGTGTTGGCTGGGCAGCACGGGAGACATCGGAATGATCCCTGCCGACATGATCGCCGCACTACAGTACCGGCGACCAGAGATTGCCGAGCGCATCGTGCAGACCTGGAACGACCCGCTTTGTGTGTCCTACATGACTAGCTTACTGCTTCCCGACGAGTGGGGAGAGAAAGAACCTTTCGACCAGCCGACAGCTAGTGCGCTGATGGGGCTGATTGAACTGCACGAGGGGCTGTACCCAAGGGCTTCTGAGGTGTGGGTGCTACGATGACAGACTGCCACATACATGCTGCGAGGAAGTTCCATTCCGGCGAGGCTAAGTGGATATGTTTCCGGCGCACTCGCAAGAGCAAACTCGTTCGGCTGTGGAGTACCCAGCCGATACTTCTGCGCACCTTGCTGCTGTTTTTTCAAGCCATCTTATTCACGCCATTGGGCACCGTTGTCGGCGTGATCGCTGGTTTTCTGATGCACGTCGAACAGTTCCTGCTGACTGGCGACTGGAAGCACGCCTCCTGGATTAACTGGGCAGGCGAACATTGGGAATATCGTCCAGAGGGCGACTGCCCAGAGCGGTGGTTCCCGCCCATTCTTTTCGACGGAATAGAGCAACGAGTAAAGGACAAGGAATGACCGGAGAATACCAAACTGCTTTTAACATGCTTCTTTCACTTGTTGCTTTCCTTGGTGGGTGGGTGTTGAACTCAGTAAGAGATAGCGTTAAATCCTTGCATAGTTCTGATGAAGTGCTAGCAAATAAAGTGCAGGCTATTGAGGTACTGGTGGCGGGGCAATACGTGAAAAGAGACGATATGGAGAAAAGCATCACAGCCATATTTTCAAAATTAGATCGTATTGAACAGAAAATAGATGCAAAGGCAGACAAATGAAATACGCCATTTTACTTCTATGAAAAAACTTATGTGTTTTCTCATTCGCTGGAACCGATTTCGTTGCTCAGTTATTCCGAAGAGGCCGCTATGAAACAAGCCTTCTGGCAATTCCTCGTCTGGCTCGACATCGAGGTTAACGACAAGTGGTTTCATGGCCGCTCAGAAACTATTTCCAGCCGCGTTTATCGCCGTGGCAAGCAAGGGAAATGCCCGTTGTGCATTTGGCTGTGTAATCAGCTTGAGGCTATTGATCCAGGCCACTGCGATCGGGCCTATTTGAATGATCGTAAACGCAACCCAAATCTTCCAATTTAAGGAGCAACACACATGTCCTCATTTATTCTCAACTCGGCAGTGCGCGACGAAGCCGTCGGGGCTATCGGCTATGACACCGACACATTCAAGGTCATGCTGCTGACCAGTACCGCCGCTCCGAACAAGGATACATGGGCCAAGAGGTCTGATGTGACCGACGAAGTTTCTGGCACGGGTTACACCGCCGGCGGCGCAACAGCTACGGTCACGGTCGAAGCCACTGACACCACAAATGACCGCGTTGTTATCACCCTCGGAGGTACAACGTGGAGCACTGCGACAATCACAGCGCGATACGCGGTATACTATAAGTCACGCGGCGGTGCATCGAGTGCCGATGAACTGATTGCAGTGATTGACTTCGTGGCCGACAAGACATCGACAGGCGCGAGCTTCACACTGTCGGGCAGCACAATCACCAAGCAAAATTAAACCATGGCCACCCCTAGCATTAAAAACAGAGTAGGTAACGCCGTCTCCGGCACACCCGGAACAGGCACGATCACGCTCGCTAGTGCTGAGACGGGCTATCAATCGTTCACTACAGCCTACGCAGCCGATGCCAACGTCGATATCCTGATTGAGGACGGTGATGCCTGGGAGATTGCGCTAGACTGCACCTACACACACAGCGACACTACAGTTACACGCGGCACGTTTGAGGCGAGTAGCACAGGATCGACGGTAAGTTTCACCAGTGCTGCGAAGGTTTATGTGATTTTTTCGGCGAACCGGCTGGCTGACCTCGTTGGCCGCATTTCGATCAACGCTATTGGAAACCCAGGACGACAAGGTTTCGGCGTTGGCATCTGCCCCGCATTGCCCTCGGGTTTTGCTGCGATAGCTGGCAGCACCGATCCCGCGTCCGACAATTACGGCAACTACCAGTACAGCGACGGCTCTGTCATGTGCTGGATTCCGGCGTTCTATTACCGGACCAACGATGTGCGCAATCCGACCTATGCCGCGTACACGACAAACAGCATCGATGTGCAACCCTATAGCGTGTTCGTTGATGTCGCCACTGCCAACGCTGCCGGCTACGCGCTGCACCGTGCGTTCTACGATGGCGGGGCAATCCAGCCTGGTTTTTTCATCGACAAATACCAGGTCTCGAACAATGGCGGCGTGGCATCCAGCATCGCACTGGGCAACCCCCTCTCCATAAACGCCACGCTTCACAACCCGATCAGCGCGTTGAATGGCGCGCCGGTTGCCAATTACGGCGGTTGTTTTGCTGCCGCCAAAACGCGCGGCGCGCGTTTTTCCCCGGCCATGCGCTACCAGTACGCAGCACTAGCGCTGCTGTCGATGGCGCACGGTCAGTCGGCAACCAATAACGTGTGGTGTGCCTGGTACGATGCCGTCGGCGTAACCAATTATCCCAAGGGCTGCAACAACAATGCGCTGAAAGACCAGAACGACACCACCGTGGTGTATCAGTCGGACGGCTATAGCAACTGCGGAAAGACCGGTAGCGCCACCAACTTCGCCAAAACCACCCACAACGGACAGAACTGCGGCGTGGCTGATCTCAATGGCAACATGTGGGAGGTGTCTCCCGGAATCACCTACGTTGCCGGTACAAAAGCCATAACCGGAATCACGCTCTCAAATCCGGTCGATCTACTAATCGTCGGCCACGGCAGGACGACCGGCGATATCGTACAGATCGAAAGCATCGTCGGCACGACGCAGCTAAACGACAAAATCTACAAGTGCACCGTGGTGGACGTTGATAACATCACGCTCGATGGAGTTGACGGTACGGGTATGACCGCGTACGCATCAGCGGGAACACTGACGTTTGGCACGTTCTACGCGCTCAACACTAGTTATGCCGCCAAAAACCTGACCGGCGGCAATACGCTCTCCACCGATCAATGGGGAGCCACCGGCGTGGCTGCGCATAGCACACCCATCGTGCCCACGATCCGCACCGACTATTCACAAAACGGTTTCGATAAACGCTTTGGCAAATCAACCAATCAGGTGCTCAGCGCCGCCACGTCAGGCGCTGGCTGGGTGCTAACCGGGTTAGGGATGCCGCTGAGCACGGGCATCTCCGATGGCACGTCCGGCAGCAACCTATTCGGCGCAGACTATTTTTATCAAAAAATTTTAAATGAGCTTTGTTTGCTCTCCAGCGCCAGCTGGAGCTACGGCTCGAGTGCCGGGGTCTGGGCCGCGAGCTGGAACAACACGCGGACGGGCTCGAGCGATCGCGTGGGCTCGCGCGCCGCCAGTTACCTGTAGCGCGATCCAACCGAAAGCGTGACAGCGAGATGATCAGGCCAACCGCGATACATCCGGGTGCGTGCGACGGACTGGTTGATGCCGTGGTTTCCAGACTCGGCTACGTCTGCCGCACCGCATAACTGCGCCATATGACCCGCCACCTCAAGGAGCATCACCATGCCCTCTATCATCAGCTACCAAAAAGCCTACGACGCGACCACCACTTACCAGCTCACGCTGCCTGATGGTGCCACGGAGTTGTGCGAAATTGCGGGTATGACGTATATCGTCCTGCCGGATGGTGCCATGCTGCCGCCTCAAGCCGAACAGATTGATGCCAGTGTATCCGTCGTCACGCTAGATGCCGCGCTGCGCACCGCGATCATCGCCGCCAGCCCGCACTGCGCGCTGATTGATGAGCGGATGCACACAAAAATCCGCGATGTCTACCAGCTCGAAGATGAACTGAAATACGCCCGCATCGGCGTCGGTGCCGCCATGGGCATGTATCAGCCCACAGCAGATGAAGTGGCCGGCATGATTGCGTTTGGCACGCACGTCGAGACTGTCCGGCAGTGGGGACGAGACGAGCGGGCAAAGCTGGGGTTGTAAGATGATCATCGGCGCAAGCGCAGTCGGTAAATGGGCGGTTGGTAAAGCGCCGGTTTCTGCTGTTACCGTTGGCGGCGCGGCATTATCTTTTGCGCTATCCTTATCAACTGGCACTGCTACAGGTGCCTCTAGCGTATTGGGTTCATCCCTTACTCAGTCCCTTTCAGTCACACCTGGCGCTGCTTCCGGTGCTGCAAATATACCCGGTACGTCTCTCAGTCAATCTCTGGGTCTTTCCGCTGGCACTGCTACAGGTGCTGCGAGCGTAGCGGGTACGTCTCTCAGTCAAGCGCTATCAGTTCAATATGGCACTGCTACAGGTGCCGCATTAATTGACGGCATAAGCCTCACCGAGTCAATTTCGCTGATGGCGGGATCGGCCTCGATATTTACCCTGTCGCCGGGTGATATTGCGGCCATCGCGCATCAGCTTGGCACCAGAACGTACGTCCTCGACAAACAAGGCCGCGTAATCGTTGTTCAGACAGACGATGAAATAGTCTCGCTTGACGAGGGTTCGGAGGTTGTGTATGCCTAGAGTATTTGCTGTAGAATTCCACAAAGGCTGATGGAGCAGTGATGACCCCGAAGAAACAAGACATCGAGATACTGCAAGGCAAGAGTTTTGAGCTACCCGTAAAGTGGGAGGTCGAACCTATTGTTTACAAGGCGATCACTGGGATTACCCAGGCGGCACCTTGTGTCGTCACCTGCACCACGCACGGGGTGCCTGACGGCTGGCGCGTAGCTATTGTGTCAGTCAAAGGGATGACCCAGATCAACGCAAGTAACCCACCGAAAGACAGCGAGTATGTCGTGGCTACGAAACTGGATACAGACAGTATTGAGCTGAACACTGTCAACGCAGCTGGGTACAAACCTTATACCAGTGGTGGCTACGTTCAGTACAACACCCCGAAAGACCTAGCGAACTACACGGCACGAATGAGCATCAAAGACAAGCTCAGTACACCTACGGCCATGCTCTGGGTTGCGTCCACCGTGTATCCCGAAGGTTACTACGTGTTGACTTCTACGGGGATTGTGCTCAGGGCAACGATCGGTGGTACATCAGGTATGACCGAGCCGACAGCGGCGGGTGTTGACAACACCGTGACATGGGAAGAAGTCACATCGTTTTCAGGTAGCCGTGAGCTAATGTCACTCACCACAGCGAATCTCCGTATCATCCTCGACAACACAACGAAGACGATCAAGCTAGACATCGACGCAGCTGACACTGCGGCGATTACGTGGAAAAAAGGGTTATATGATCTTGAGCTTGAATCCCCCGGTGGAGTAGTTACTGCTCTGCTGTATGGCTCTGTAACCGTAACACGTGAAATCACTACCTAAAGGTAGCCAATCATGGCAGGCAAGTCAGACTATCTCGAAAATTTGGTGTTGGACCTGATCTTCAAGGCCACTACAAACGCAACCTTTGCCAGCGCTGCAGGCACTGCCGCCAACCTCTACGTAACGCTGCATTCCGCTGATCCGTATGCGTCAAACGAAACGGGCACACAGTCTACTTCGGAAATCGCCTATACTAGCTACGCGCGCGTGGCCGTTGCCCGTTCCGCTGGTGGTTGGACTCGTACGGGCAACTCAATCAGCCCTGCTGCGAACATTGACTTCCCGCAGTGTACTGGCGGTACCGCAACAGCTACTCACTTCTCCATTGGCGAGTTGGCTTCCGGTACAGGTGCGCTGTTGTACGCAGGTGCGATCAGCCCGACCATCTCGATCAGCAACGGCGTGATCCCCCGTCTCACGACTGCTTCGACCGTCACTGAAGACTAAGCTGGATTAATCAGGCTGACCGGCTCCATACGGGGCTTGTCAGGTAGCTTCGCGCTGGTAATGGGTACGATCTTGGGCCCGATAGATTTGATCCGCTCCAGTTCGGGCTCACTACCCGCGAACGCCTCGGCATTGGTGTCGATCAGAATGCACTTGACCTGACCTGTCTTGAACTCTGTGCCTGCACCCAGTGTCTTCAGTATGTTCTTGTTGGTCACAATCTTCTTCTCGTACAGCTCGTTCACCGTGTCCTGGTACACCCGGCCATTCTTGACGCACCACGCCTTGAATAATCCAGACGCAATCCAGACCTGACCTGAAACGCGATCGTAGCGTCCGATAACCGCGCGCCTTGGAGGCTCTACCAGCGTGGTGTTCGCGCCCCTTGACTCAGGTACCCACTCGTCTACCACGATGATGCCCTGGACGAACTGGTTGAGGTACTCAGCTGCAGCCTCGGGAGCTGTCTGTGTCGTCTCTACCGCGCGTTCACGCATGTTCCTGATCTGGGTCACGATGTAGTCAAACAGCGGCTTCGCAGACATGGTGTGCAGGCCACACAGCTTGGCAACCATGAACCCTGCAATGTTGGTAGCTGCCAGGGCAGACCACACGCGTTCTTCGGCGGTGACTTGCAGCAGGTAATCCAGACGCTTCATGACCTTGTGCAGCAGCGCCTCTACCTGCGCCCGGTTCTGTGTGATGAACTCTATGTAGACGCGTCCGGCATGACCGTAGTTCCGGCGCATGGGCATCTCGAACTTCCGCTCGAAGTCATTCTTGTTGTAGACCGTTGTTGACGGCACACGCAGCTCCAGCACCCGGTACGCCTTGGCGGCAGCACCCTCGACGTTGGCGAGCTTCTCGTTGATGGACGAGTTCGAGCTGGACAACATGGAGAGGCACCAGTCAGAGAACGCAGCCAGCAGCTTCCGGTCTGCCGTCAACACAACCTTCGGCTTACCGTGCGAGATGCTGTAGACCAACGCACCTAAGGCGTCAGGAGGCATGTCTGTAATCTCTTCAGCACACACCGGCAGGTTGCCCATCGTGGCTACGAGGCTGATCTTCGCATTGTAGGTACTGCCCTTGCTATCCGCAGGGATCATGAGTTCGAGCGGATGGCCCCACACTGAGTTGACCAGTCGCTGAACAGTGGACTTGCCCTCACCCGATCTACCCAGTAGGTTGATCACACCCCCAGCGATACCTGTAAAGGCCATCAACGGCGCACCGAACGCGGTAGCGAACGCGAATTGGTGGCAGAGGAACTTCGGGTGGTTGTACATGTTGACGATGCGCTTCCACTCATCCAGCGTACCATCCGTGCGGATTGCCTTGGCAACCATGTTCTCTTTCTCTATATCGCATCGATATGCCCCGGTCGGGGTGTACAGGGTTTCGCCCAGTACGAACTCGGTGTTGTTCTCACGCCAGCCGAGCCGGGAGAAGAGCTTGTCCCGCTGCGCGTGCTTTTGTAGCTCTTGGATGTAAGCGACCATGTAATTCCTCACGTGATCAAGGCAGTCGTTGGTGACGTACACGCCTGCGTTTGTAAGATTGGCTGTGAACTGCTTCTTGTCGTACATGTCTGCTGACGGCATGACGATCGTGTGGGTTCCTTCCAGCGGCATGACCACCTTCCACATCACGTGCTCACGGTTCTGCGACTCGTAGTACACCCGCTTGAGGGGGAACATGTCGTAGTCGAGGATGGGCTTGTCGTACTTGTCGCCGTCTTTCTTGGTGGTACTGACGAATACTCTGCCTGCAGACCGCACAAAGGGGTACGGCGCGTCGGGGATGGTTACTGCCAGGGTAGTTCCGTCATCCTGCTCTACTTCGGTCTGTGGCGGCGGGGAGGCTACGACTGTTGACTCTCTGCCGAGGACGATGGGTGACTTGATGCTCCCCCGGTACTGGCACTCGTCACAGTCTGACGTGTGTTCCCCGATCGTGGTGCAGAGGGAGGGGCCGACGTTGTTGCGCTCGAACCTGTCGAGCACTTGGTCGGTGTAGTCCTTGCTGTAGTTGGGGCTGTTCTTCGACAGCTCGTGGTAGTGCTCCCGCCCGTTCTCAGCGTGCCGGACAACCTGACCCACATGCCACCAATGGTTGTAGGGTACATCGCCACCTGCATCCACCACGGTCTTGATCGCTGCGCACTTGAGTAGCAGCTCAAACTTTGCCGGCGGGCCGTCGTACGTTGTCTGGACGTTACCCTCACCTCCGAAGTCGAGGTAGTCAGGTAGGTCAGACTTTGCAGGCAGTGCAACACCCATCTCGGTCGCCACGAGGTTCAAGGATGCAGCCAGTGCATCAGGCGAGTACGCCACCGAGGCTTTGACCAGCTCTACCGGCTGTGGGTTGTCAGCCAGCTTGTAGTTGTGGGTTCCGACAACGCGGTAGACGCGGTTCATGTCGATGGCACCGGGGTCGAGCTTGAAGCCTGTGGCCTTGGCGACCTGCTTGAGCTGCTTGGCAACCGGAGCGAAGGTACTGGTGGGTACGGCGCGATCGAGGGGGAAATAGATGTGGAAGCCAAACCCGCTACTGACGACTGTGGGCTGGGGCCAGCCGATGATCTTGGTAAACTCTTTCAGTGCTGCGATAGCGTCTTGGCGCGTTGGGTATGTCTTGGCTTTCTTGAGGTCGGTTAGGGTATCCCACTCACCCGGTTTGGCGATGTCCATCTCGAAGAAGAACACCTGTAACTGATTGAGGTTGCTTGTTGTTCTGTAGTGCGTTCGGCCATCGCCGTCAACGACCTTCTGTTCTTTGAGTGTTGACATGCAGTAGTAGACGTTGATTCCCTGGGAGTCGAGGGACATGGCGGCGGTGGCCGCTGCATCTATGGTATCGAAGATGTGGTGCTTGTAACCTCCTAAGTTCTTGTTTACTGGTATTGCTATGCAGTAGTACCCGGTATCGGGCCAGACGAAACGCAAGAAGCTGCTGGCGATCATAGAGGATGCCTTTCAGGTGGGGGATTTCGCGGCGGGATTTTGTAGTGTAGCCCCGCTCTTCTAGGTCTAGCAAGGAAGAAGAGTCAGGGGTTCGCCCCTGACTCTATGTGATACGGCGTGGTTCTTGCTTACGCGTCCCACTCGTCCATCAACGATGCCAGCTTGCTCCCGATTGATTCAGAAGGGGATGGCGCAGCAGGCTCGGGTGCGGCAGCTGCCGCTATAGCCGTCACGGGCGCAGCGGGGGTAGGTGCAGACTTCGCGGGCTTTGCCGGCTTTGGGGCGACCGGAGGAGCGATGGTAGCCTGTGCCGGGGGTGCGACATTCTCGAACAGCTCCTGAACTGCACCACCGGTAGCCTCGTGCTCCTTCGCTTCCAGCAACGCTTTGACCTTCTCGCTGTTCCACACGTCCTTGATCTGCATGGCTTCTTCTCGCGTCAGGAAACGGTCGGGCTTGAACAGCAGCTTCGGGTACTCCGTAGCCGAGTCGAACTTGACCATCGTAATGATCGCAGCCGTGTGCTTGGCACCGCGAGAAGCAATGAATTCAAGGTACTGCTGCCATGCGTACCAGTTCTGGCTCTCGTTTTCAGCATTGTCCTTATCCCAGGCTGAGGTCGGTGCCAGACGCATCAGCAACGGCTCAAAGTCAAGCTTGGATGCCGGTACGACAGCCAGACGACGCTGCATGGTGCAGGCGGTGATCGCCTTGCCGCTGGCTTCGCTGATCTTGGAGCCCTTCTGGGACATCGGGCAGCTGGCACAGGTAGAGGACTGTGGCTCAGCGACAGACGCATCAGGTTGCTCGCCGTCCAGAGAGAAGCAGGCAGGGCCGGTCACATTCTCGGGGTTGTACTTTCCCGGGTAGTACGATCGAGCCGCGCGCTTGCCTGTGTTCAGGACGACCAGCTTCACCAGAGCGACCGGCTCAGGCTCGTTGGTATCGGGGTTATTACGCATCATGACAGTCTCGTCACCGTCGAGGATGATACGGAACTTTCCGCCCTTGACCGACAGCTGTGGAATGGACGCTTTCTGGGGGATGTTGGTCTCGGCACCGAAGATGTCAGCGAAGTAGTTGGGGATAGCGACTGCAGTGCTGCCGCCGAAGGGGATGAGTTGTTGTGTGGTCATTTGATTCTCCAGTTAAACGGGTGACTTGCGGATTTTCATGATTTGCTGCGAGAAGGTATTGACCCCAGGCGGGATCGCACCCTCGTGCTCGTCCATGTACTTCTTGATCTCAGTTGACTTGATTCTCCTTTCAAGCATATCTAGCGCGTCGTTCTCCTTCATCCAGTTGTAAAACACACCCCAGTCTGAGCCAGAGCATTGCAAATCCACGTCGATGTAGGTCGTACCTACACCTGCTACCTTGAACCCGGTAACGCCATCTTCATGCGCCTTGGCAAGCAGGGCATTGTTGATCAGGTCAAGCTGTTCTTTCAACGCAGCATCATGTTTCTTGTGCTCAGAACTAGCCGCCGCCCTTGCGTCACGTATCTTGATGTACGTGGCTACGAGCCGGTCAACCGTTACGTCAGTCATCTCAAACTCCTTTCAGTGTTTTACAGCGGTCCGCGACTCGTGTGTCGCTATGTAGTAGTTGCGTACTTCAGTAGCTATTTTAGCGAATGCGCCAATAATAGCAAACCCTGTTTCTTCGTCATAAAATGCTACGTTACGTATGAACGTCAGCGCTGCGCTTGTGGCAACTGTCAGGTTTTCTGAGGCTACATCATCCAGAAGGCGATACAACCCTTCGAGCATCGCACCTTCTTCTTCAGTAAAGTCGTTCATTTCACACCACCTTTCTCAAGCTCGTTATTATACAGGCTAAGGATGCTTTCCTGCCCTTGTTTGCGACTATCTACCAGATTGTATATGTTCCACTCAAGATTAACAGCACCTATTTGCACGATAGTCATGTTGCGTGTCTGTCCGGGGCGGTTGATGCGCTCGACTACCTGGCCTGCTTCGTCGTTGCTGTAGATCGGTGCGTAGAAGATCATCGTGTCAGCTTCAGTCAACGTCAGGCCATGCGACATGACCTTCGGGTGGCAGAGCAGCACGTGGGGATCAGCCGATTCCTTGAACGCGCCGATGATTTCGTTGCGCTTCTTGACCGACACGTCACCGTTCAGCACGGCGCAGCTGTAGTGCTTGCTGACCTCCTTCTCCAGAGCATATGTGATCCCCTTAAACGGTACGATGACGATGACCTTGGCACCCGCTTCTTCAATACACTCCAGCAGCAGCTCAAGACGTGGCTTGAAGTCGAGCGTGATGTACTCGCCGGTCTCAGTATTTTTGACCGAGCCGGCCAATATTTGTCTGAGCTTATTGATCTTGTCCGCCGCGTTGACGGCTGTGATCGTGTTTGTCTTGGCCTCGGTCTCCATCAACGTGTGCATCTGCTTGTACATGTCCTTCTGCTCGGTGCTGAGGTTGCAGTCGCGCTTCTGCCACATCATCGGAGGGAGGTCGAGACAGTCTTCCTTCCTAAACCTGATACCCGGCTGCATGGCGTCGTACGCGATCTTGTACCCCTCAACCTTCGGCACCCACTTGAACTGGGTCGCTTGGTTCATGGTCAACCGTTGGAAGGAGCCAAAATACTCGGGCACACCGCCAGGGTTAACCAGCTTTGCCATCGCCCATGCGTCTGTTGGGGCGTTCGGGCAGGGTGTGCCGGTCATCAGCCAGAGTCGCATCCAAGGCTGTAACATCTTCTTGAACGTCTTGTAGCGACCTGTACTGGCGTTGCGGTAGCCGTTGCTGGCCTCGTCCACGATGATCAGGTTGATGTCCTTCCGCTTGGCTACCTCGTCAGCGATGATCTTGAGACCGTCGAAGTTGATGACCGCGAACTCCCAGTCAGTAGCCAGCAGTTCTAGCCTCCTGGCCCTGGAGCCATGCAGCACTACAGCCGTGCGGTGCATCAGTACCTGAAACACCTCGTTCCGCCATACACGTTCGAGCGTGGACAGCGGAGAGACAATCAGTACCCGCTTGACGACCTTCTCGTGCATCAGGTAGTCCGCCGCCCACAACGCACTGGCCGACTTGCCAAGGCCCATCGTGTTCAGACAGAACGCGCGGTAGTGCTGCGACAGGAACGCCGCTGTCGTCTTCTGGTGCTCGAACGGTGTGAACCGTCCAGGCCACTTGTAATAGCTCAACATGGGTGCAGGGATGTCAGCGCCAATGTTCTTCAGCAGCTTGGTTTCTTCGATGCCGTGGTACACAGCCAGATTGTGGCCGTTTGCCTGCGCGGATACTTCGGGTGACAGCAGCCGTGATCGGGGTATCAGGGATAGCACTGACTCAGGGTTACGATGCTTCAGCAGCACCGTGTGCTTTTCGGGGATGAGGATCACAGAACCTCCAAGTCTTGTACGTCTTCCAGGTTCGTCTCGTTCACCACCATAAACACACCCCCGTGTGTCTGGACGTTCATCCCAAAACGCAGTTGCATCGTTGTTGCTGAGTTCCTACCGAACTTAGTTTCTATGGCGAAGAACTTCCCGCGATGCACACCGATGAAGTCTGAAATACCTGTGCGTCCAAACGCCCCTGATGGTGGCATGAAGTAGAACGCTCCGATGCGGTCAAGGATGCGCTTTACTTCTCGTTTGACATCTGCTTCTGAAGCGAATACATTCGCTTTACTCACTGGCTTTCCCTCCCTTTCAACAGTGGGTTTGACCCCCTTGTGCTCACTCCGAGGGGGTCTCTTTTTGCTAACTACGTTTCGGTTTCCAGAACTGGCACGATGTCACCGGACACCAGCCGAAACATAGTCCTGACTGCTTCGCTAACCAGATGTCTTGTTCGAACGAATACTCGTAGCGTTTCAGGTCAGCAGCGTAGCTGTCCCACAGCATGGGCGCTTCATTACGTGTGTGGTGTCCGACTGTCATCGTATCGTTTTGTAACCAGTAGAACACCGTCCGACAGATGTTGACTTCGGGGAAGTTCGCAAACACCAGCAACGAGTTGAGCATCAGCTGTGCCGATGGCTTCACCTTCCCGCTCTTGTGGTCGAGGATGAACGCCTTATCTCCACGCACGATAAGCACGTCGATGATGCCCCGAGACCATACCTCGTCGTCCCGGAAGCCGCAAGGTTTCAAGTCGCGCGTCACACCCAGCTCGTGCTCGACGTACCGGGTGCCTGTGAACCGGCTGAGCTGATCGACGTAGTGCTGGTACATCGACAACTCGGCAGGCAGTTGTGAGCCGGTCTTCAACCCCTCTTCGAACGCCTCATGCAACCGCGTGCCCCAGGCCGCAGCTTCACCCGCTGTTTCTACAACATCTTTGGCTACCTTCGTGTGGTAATACTGCTTCGGGCAGGTCCTGAACTTCTCAATCGTGGAGTGTGACCAGGGTAGAGGCTTCATTTGATTGCTAACTTCTGCATGATGTACTGCAGGTGGCGGGCTTGGCTCATGGCATCGTGCATGGCGTTGTGATGCGTACCTAGGCGTTCGATCTTTACGTCGGGGGCGAAGCTCTTCATTGTGCGGTAGCACTTGTCGTCCCAGTACGCCCACGGGCGTTCCATGCCGCACGCAGTGTACGCGTTGCTCAGGATCACATTGTCGAACGTGGCACCGTTACCCCAGACCGGCAGGGACTCCTTGCCAAACCACTTGGAGAACTCTTCCAGCGCTTCAGGCAGGCTCATGCGCTTGGCCTCAACCTGATACTGCTGCGACTCTTTGCTCTGGGCCAGCCACCACATGACGGTGCTGGTATCCATCGACAGCCCGTGCATGGCACACGAAGCGGGGTCCACATACACATGGAAGGTCTCGTAGGGGGGGTCTTCTTCGGGGACGATGCTGGGGGCTTGCATGGGGTCAAACTTGACCGCACCGATCGACAAGATGGATGCGTAGCTGTTCTTGCCCAGGGTCTCAAGGTCGATCATTACGTTGTTCATTTGCTTTCCTTTCGAGGAGTCTGGCTCTTCATCGAGCCATCTGGGTTACGAGCGAACGAACGATTCGCGCTCGGGGTTGCTGCCCGGTAGTTGCTCGGGTCGTTACTGCCGCCTTTGCTGAGCGGTTTCTTGTGATCCAGGTCTTGCCCCTTCTTGACCATACCCAGCTTAAGCGCCTTACGCCTTGCGCGTTTGCGTTTAGCGTTGGGACTGTCACTGCCCTGGGCAACCTCGCCTCGGGCCTTCTGGGTGGCGTACTCCTGGCCGTAGTTACGAACGTAGTTGGGGCTGGATGGCATAGTAGTCTCTTCCGAAGTGGGTGTTTAGAGCCTAGATTGTAGTCTCTCCCACGCGATCCCAACACTCCTTACCACTCTGTCTTGCGGCTGCCAGATCGGGGTACTTGTCCACAGCGGATTCCATGCGGGCAACCAGCTCGGCTAGCAGGTACACCGGGTCCAACGTGTGCCACGCTCTGAGCAGTTCGTTGTTGGTCAGGTGGGCGTACTTAGTCATCTTCAACCTCCTTCACGAGTGTGTACTGCAGCTTCTCCATCTTCTCGTCGGACAGCTCTTCTTCCCACTGCGCCCCGCTCGGA